GTACCAATAACGAAGACGACGAATTCGAATACCCGGAAGGTATTGGTTCATCTTACGTTTCTGCTTTAGATATTGAAACTCCGCCCGTGAACGAAATTGGGTTACAATGGCCCCCTGGAATGGCTGGCGCATTGGCATTTTATATCTATCAAGGCTCACCTAGACCTGTAAAAGAAGTTTCGATTGTTGCAGCGCTAGGGCTACTTGCTGGTATTTCAGGCAAAGCATTTTGTATCCCACAATCAGGGCTAAATATTTATCTTGTCTTAGTAGCCAAATCTGCGATTGGCAAAGAGGCGATGCACAGCGGTATCGCTAACGTACTTGGATTTATCCGTGACTCTGTGCCAAACGGTATGAACTTTGTCGATTTCACAGACTATGCATCTGGTCCAGCTTTAGCGAAGGCTGTTGCGAGTAATCCCTGCTTTGTAAATGTCTCTGGAGAGTGGGGACGTAAGCTACGTCGTTTGGGACAAGAAGATGGTCGGGATGGACCAATGCAACAACTTCGTACAGTCATGACAAATTTGTACCAAAAATCAGGACCAAAATCTGTCGTTGGTGGTATTGGGTATTCAGATAAAGAAAAGAATATTGCATCTGTTTCTGGTGTATCATATAGTATGATTGGTGAAACTACACCAAGCACATTCTATGATTCTCTTACAGAAACAATGATGGAAGATGGCTTCCTAAGTCGATTCACAATTGTGGAATACACAGGTAATCGACCAGAAGATAACACACATGTGGTCAAAGAACCTAGCTATACACTTAAAGAGTCATTGTGTGGCTTAACCACACGATCAATTGATCTCAATACACGATTTCAAACACAAGAAGTTTTAAAGGGTCCCGAGGCAACTCAATTGCTTGGAGCGTTCAACAAAGAATGTGACGTACATATCAATAGTAGTGACGATGAAGGTTTTAGGCAGATGTGGAACCGAGCGCATCTGAAAGCTTATCGTATCGCTGCACTACTAGCTGTAGGGGATAACCACACATTCCCTGTAATCGGTCGAGAGCAAACCGAGTGGGCTATCGATCTTGTACGCAGGGATATCGCTGTTATGAGTCGCCGTATTAACTCTGGTGATGTTGGTGTTGGTGATGCTCCACGTGAACGTAAGATACTTTCGCTTATCGAGAAATTCCTTCGTGAACCAACTCCAGCTAGTTATGGCGTACCAGTTAAGATGCGCGAAGGTTCAGTGGTACCTAGAAAATATCTCCAGATCTGTACGCAGAAATCCGGTGCATTTACTTCACATCGCAATGGGCAAAATGCAGCATTAGACGCTAGCATTAAATCGCTCATGGACAGTGGTTATCTAGCAGAGATGCCGAAAGAAAAAGCCTTGCTAGAATTTGGATTTCAAGGCAAATGTTATCGTGTTCTAGTTATACCGAAGATTAAGACTTAATCTAGTCAAAACATAGTGCTTTACCGTACGCAACAACAGGGCTATACTATAGCTTGGTACAATACATATCAGAAGGCTTAAAATGAATTATCTTACAGATCTCCCAACCCCGAGCGAAGTTCATGCTGCTGTCGAGGTTCTGCAACGCGCTTGCCATGGCGCCGCGCAGCATTGGTGGGTCGACCCAAAAACTGGTATCGACGAGCGAACTAACCCAAAAAATTTCGATCAGAAGCTGTTGCTGATCGTCTCAGAAATTGCAGAGTCAATGGAAGGCAATCGTAAAGACCTAATGGACGACAAGCTTCCGAATCGTAAAATGCGTGAAGTTGAGATGGGCGATGCGCTCATCCGCTTGTGCGATACAGCTGGCGGTTACGATATGGACCTGGCTGGTGCTATTGTCGAGAAAATGGCTTTCAATGCTGTTCGTCCTGACCACAAGACCGAAAATCGTCTTGCTGATGGTGGCAAAGCGTACTGATTAGCAAGCACCCGCAAGGGTGCCAACACATAAGCCAATCCAATTAGGCATGGATAATCCTTTCTAGGATTAAGCTTCTCAGAACCTAACCAGTGGGTTTTTGCCGAATATATTGGTTTAGGATTGGTTTATGTGTTGGCTGTAGATGGTAGGGTACAAGCTGGGAGATAAAAGGAGCCGCCTTTCTCTCGTAGTAGCTGCATGGTACAAATCTGTTATCAAAACGAGCCGCCCGATAACAGCCGGTTTAATTGCCGGGCCAACAATCCGACTTACCTTTAAGGAGAGTAAATATGGCAAAAGAAAAATCGGTAGCTTTGCCGCCAACGGCACCAGCTACTCAGAAAGATCTTGAGCGGTGGTATATTGTTTCCGAACAAATGGAAAAGCTCAAGGAAGAAGAAATGACGTTGCGCAAGAAATTGTTTGCAACCCATTTCCCAAATCCAGAGGAAGGTGTGAACGATCTTCCTCTGACTGGTGGCTTCGTGCTGAAGGGTACGTATGTCATCAATCGTAAAATTATCGAAGAACAGGTAAAAGCTTTGACGGAAGATTTTAAAGCGGCTAAGATCCCGCTTAAAGAACTTATCGTAATGAAGCCTAGCCTTGTCACAAGTGCTTATCGTTTACTGGATGATAAGCAGCGAAAACTGTTCGACAAAGCACTGGACATCAAGCCCGGTGCACCTTCCCTGGCCGTAGTTAAACCTAAGCGCCAATAATCAAAGCGGGCGTCCTGCCCGCTTTCTTTCCCATTAAATTATGAAAAATCTCTTCTGGAAAATTATTGCTTTCATTGTTTCACGGCCAATTATTGTTGATTGGTTAATTGATCAAGCAATGAAGACGCCTTATAGCCACATACAATCACGATATCTTGAAGGTATCTATATGTTCCGGTACTGGTTATTGAATGCTTATACGAAGATTTCAAAGAATAAAACTATCCAGAAACTACGGAGCAGACTATCCAGCGTACGTTTACATAAGATTATGCTTCCGGACAGTGATAGTCATCTTCACGACCACCCATGGAATGCTAGGACAATCATTTTACGTGGTATGTACATTGAAGAAAGAATGATGCCTGATGGTACAATTCAACAATTTACAAGACGCGCAGGCGATACAGCTACGCTTAAATTCGGTGAGTATCATCGTATTGTTTTAATTCCAAAAGAGGGTGTTTGGACTATGTTTATTAGTCAGAAATATCAAGGTACTTGGGGATTTTTAGTCGACGGAATTAAAGTTCCACATAGGGAGTACAACAAATGATCCAAGTAATGCGCCCAGCAAACTATGACCCAAAGAAAATCAAATTCCCTGTTTGGGCACAACCTAAAATTGACGGTGTAAGAGCGTTTAACCCGGAGGGTACACTACTCGCGCGTACGCTCAAGCAGCACAAAAATAGACATGTAACAGAATATTATAGTCAAAAACAATTTATCGGACTTGACGGAGAACTTGCTGCTCAAGGGGAAACACATCCGGATCTATGCCGTATTACTTCTAGTGCGTTAAGTAGAATCGAAGGACAACCTTATACTCAGTGGCATCTGTTTGATTGGCTCACCCCAAATACAATTCATTTACCATATCGTTTGCGTTATGAACTTCTTCAACAACGTGTGAAAATTATTGACGATAATCGTCTACGTGTTGTCCCTTATACACCTTGTGACAATCTTGAAGAATTAATGACCACACATGAATGGAATATGCAATCTGGCTACGAAGGCACATGCTTCTACGGACCAGACGTAATCCATAAAGAAGGCAAAAGCTCGCCTAACCACAATGGTGTCTTGCGGATTAAAGACTTTGTGGACACCGAGGTAATTGTGGAAGATATTATAGAAGGTCGACACAATATGAATGACGCGCTCGTCAATGAGCGTGGTCTGCAATACAGAACATCCCACCAAGACAACCAAGTGCCAAACGGTATGATCGGAAGTCTTACTTGTCGTGCGCTAGCGACTGTCACAGACCTGTACGATAAGAAAAAGATTTTGATTGAGAAAGATCAAATTTTTACTGTCGCACCAGGCAACATGACCGATGCAGAAGCTAAACTGTTCTTCGAACAACCTCAGCTTATTGTCGGTAAAATCAGCAAGATAAAATTTTTCCCCAAAGGAATTAAAGACGCGCCACGCTTTCCTCAATGGCAATGCCTTCGTTCCAAAGAAGACCTGTAATTATTTTGGTATCTGTTTAAATAATCCTTGCTTTTGGTAAATTGAACGCGCATACTACTATTTCACACTCACGAATGGAATAACAATGTCAATTCTTTCTGCAGTATCACATTCGAGTGCTGGTGTGCAACCCGGTATTCGTGCTGTTATCTCTGGTTCAGAGAAAATTGGCAAAACAACCATTCTTAGTTCTGCACCAAGACCATTACTCATTCCTTTGGAAGCTGGCTATAGTGGGGTCAAAATTAATATGACCCCAATGCTTCACGATTTTAACCATGTGCTAAATGTTTTGGATGAGGTCATCGAGAAAGTAAAATCAGGTCAATTTGCTTATAAAACAATCGCGATTGATAGTGGTACAGCGCTTGAGCGTTTAATCCATCAAAAAGTTTTAGAGCGCGACCCCTTATACGCGCCTGGTAATAAGAAAACAGTTACAATGGATTCTGCCCTCGGTGGATTTGGAAAAGGATACAATTTTTCAAATGAGTTATTTGGGGACTTTTTAAAAAAATGTGACGCTCTCGCTTTATTTGGTGGCATCAACATTATTATCACCTGCCATGTGTTTGCTGCTGAAGTGGTTGACCCTACTGCTGGTACGTACAATACATGGGACCTCTTGCTTCATTCTCCTAAAAACCAAAAGACTTATGGTAAGCGTGAAATGCTTACACAATGGGCAGATTTAGTTGGTTTTCTTCATGAACCAATTTTCGTGAGTGAAGGAAAGACAATGAATACAGCAGTGAGCCAGAATACTGGTCGTGTACTTGCTGTAACACGAGCTCCTGGATACGTTGCAGGGAATCGATTTAATGTGGTCAGCCAAATTAAGCTCCCTCGCGAGAATGGTTGGAATTTTTTAGCGGACGAGATTTTTAAATGCAGTGGCCGTGATTACTATAACAGGGATGTATGATGGAAAATTCGTTTCAAGAATATAACCGTCGATTTGTTGCAACACTTCGAAAAGACTCTTTAGCATGTGGTGCAATTCCAAATCCTCATGTTAAAGCGAAAATGCCCAAAGTGAAGATTATTCCGTATATCTTTCATTTTATGTTCTTAAATGGTTTACCGAAAGGTTGGAGGACATAATGATTAAAGCGAAACGCGAAGAGATGCCAATTGATCGTCTTTTGGGTCACGTGCAAAAGTTATTTAAATTGAAAAGTAAGACAGCAACAATTCTTTTTGTTGGTAGCACTCCATGCATTATTAGCCGTATCCGAAACGATTTAATTATCGCTTCACCTGAATTTGTATTACGATTTCACGACAAAACCGGGATGTCTATTGAGGACATCCGTCGGATTGCAGAAATTCCAAAACTGGCTTAACGCGATCGCTGTCTGGCGGACTTAACAGACGGCACAATAACTAAGGAATTAAAATGACTGCATTTGTCTTTGACGCACGAAGCGTAGAACCGGATAGTGGCCGCGTTGGTGCTGTACCGAAGGGTTGGTATCCTTCAATTATTAGCAGCACAGAGATCAAACCAACAAGTGATGGTAGTGGTGCGTATATTGCCGTATCGGCAAAGATTGTCGATGGTCCTCATAAAGGCGCAATGTGGTTTACGAATTTCAACATTCAAAACGCTAGCGACAAAGCTGTTGAAATCGGGTATAAACAGTTAAGCGCCTTGTGTCATTCGGTCGGTGTTCTTAATATGACCGATACCGATCAATTAAAGAATATTCCATTCTTTGTTCGTCTAAAATTTGTCGCTGCAGAAATGGATTCTCAAGATCCAACTAAAGTCAAATACGACGAAAAGAACGAACCTACTGCTTACCGCAACATTAATGATCAGTCAGCAATTGAGTCCATGAAAGGACAAGGTGCTACATCCGGTACCCAAACTGCTAAGGCTCCAACAGCCCCTTCTGCTCCACCAGCTCAGCCTCAAACTTGGGGTCCTCCTCCAACTGGTGCAGTGCCTGGTCCATCCGCTCCTCCAGCTTGGGGTCAGCAACCTCCTGCTCAACCAACACCTCCTGTCCAACCTGCACAAGCACCACAAGCTGCACCTGTGTGGGGTCAACAGCCTCCAGCTCAACCTTGGGGTCAACAACCACCTCCTGCAACAGATCCTGCACAACAGCAACAGGCACCAGCAGCCCCACCTCCTTGGGGTCAGTAAGACCATACCCTCTTCGGAGGGTATTTTTAGAAGGTTAAGCGTCCTGTTTCGACGTAGGATGGGAGTTCCCGTCGCCTTCTAAAAATAAGGAGCAACAATGAATATTGCACTTGATTATGACGATACCTATACTTTAGATCCTGTTGCATGGTCTGGTTTTATTGCAATGATGATAGAACGAAATCACAAAGTCTATCTCGTGACATGGCGTACACCTGAAGAAACCAATGCAGATATAGAAAATATTCGTACTAAATTAACAGATATAATTTTTACATCACGTAAAGCTAAATTTTATTTTGTTGAAAAACTCAGTATTTACATTCATGTATGGATTGACGATAACCCTTGGGCTATTACATCCACTATGCAAGGTTGGGAATAATGCCGATCATTCTTGCAACAAAGACCCTCGCTGCGATCAATCACCAAATGGAGAGTGACCAAGGTGCTTCTTATCGAGTAGCACTTGGTAAAGTTATCCCATTTATGAAAGATGCTTATCGTGGGGAAAACGAAGGTTTTCGTTCTCACCTTGGTGCATCCGTTATAGGTAAGCCTTGTGCTCGTCAGATTTGGTATGGGTTTCGCTGGGCAGTAAAACCGAAATTTAACGGTCAAATGTTAAGACTTTTTAATAGGGGTCATCTTGAAGAAGCTCGATTTATTGCTGCACTCTTGTGCATTGGCGTCCAAGTCTATCAGCAGGATTCTAATGGGAATCAGTTTCGCATTAGTGACGTCGGTGGTCATTTCGGCGGTAGTGGGGATGGTGTTGGTATTGGTATCCCTGACGTGCCTATTAATACTCCCTGTCTACTTGAGTTTAAAACTCATAATGATAAATCCTACAAAAAACTTGTAGAATCGGGCGTTAAAGTCGTTAAGCCTGAGCATCATACACAGATGGTAGTCTACATGAGAAAAATGAATCTGCCCATAGGATTATACGGAGCGGTTAATAAGAATGACGACCAGCTACATTTAGAATTAATTCATCTAGACCCGATACATTCCGACCAATTTTTAGATCGAGCACGTACCATCATTATGCTACGTGAACCCCCGAAGAAAATCAACGAATCTCCGGGCTGGTTTGAATGCAAGTTTTGTGATATGAAAGCAGTATGCCACGGTGGGGTAGCCCCTGAGCGTAATTGCAGGACTTGTTATCATATTCAAGTGCACGAAAATGGCACATGGGTCTGCGGACAAACAGGTGAAGTTCGTACAAAAGAACAACAACTTGCTGGCTGCGGCAACTATCTTGTATTTTAAAATGAATAATTTTGAAACTATTGAATTAGATTATCGTAAATTGCCTTCGACACGTTTAGGTGCTAGACATTTGAACAGTCAGTATTACTATACAGGCAAACCTTGCGGACGAAATCATATAGACTTACGTTACACAAGTTCTGGAAATTGTGTAACCTGTCTTTTAGATAAACGTGGCCTAATTAGCAACGAGAAAATGAACGAACGTTCAACTAAAAATATTCAAAGGACAATTGACGCTTTAGATGCTGGTGAGACAACTTATGTTCCAGAAATACCTTGCGTACATGGGCACAGTTTAAGATATGTAGGTTCAAATAATTGTGTTGAGTGTAATAAAATAACAATGAGAATGAGATCTGATTCCGGATACAGTAAAGACAGATATTACAAGAAAACTTATGGTATTTCTAAAGAACAATTTGAGCAAATCGTTTACGATGCATATTCTAAATGTGAAATCTGCGGGACAATACCACCAATTTTTCATTTAGACCATTGTCATAAAACGAACAAAATCCGAGGAGTTCTTTGTAATAAATGTAATCAAGCCCTTGGTCTAGCTCAAGATAGCCCAGAAATTTTAAGAAAAATGGCAAATTATTTAGAGGAACGAAAAGATGGAATTCCAGCTTCGTGACTATCAAATAGAAGCTGTCAAAAGTATTTGGGAATATTTTAAAACCCATAAAGAAGGAAACCCGGTTATAGCTCTCCCAACAGGGACTGGTAAAAGTCTGGTTATAGCAGATTTTTTAATTGGTGTTTTTAGATCTTTTCCAAATCAAAAGGTATTAATAACAAGCCATGTAAAAGAGCTCGTACATCAAGATAGAGAAGAGCTAGTCGATCTCTGGCCAACTGCACCTGCTGGTATCTACAGTGCAGGACTCGGTAAAAAAGACACACATCAAAATATTATCTTTTGTGGAATTGCTTCGATTGTAAAAAAAATCGAAGCTTTTGGTCGTGTTGATTTAATGATTGTTGACGAATGCCATTTGATTTCTCTTAACGAGGAATCAATGTACATGCGTGTCATTAAACTCCTAAAAGAGCGTAATCCAAACCTACGTGTAATCGGACTTACTGCTACTCCTTGGCGTCAAGGTCAAGGAAGAATTACAGAAGGTGGTGGTCTGTTCACAGATATGTGTATCGACCTCACAGATATGCAATCTTTTAACAGATTCGTGAAAGAAGGTTATCTTTTACCATTAGTGTCGAAGCCAACTCAGCTTCTTCTGGACACTACTGGTGTTAAATTGATTGGCGGAGAGTTCAATGAGAAGCAACTTGACTTAGCTGTTAATAAAGATCATATTACCTATGCTGCGTTACAAGAAACGATGCAGTATTCACAAGATCGGCGTAGCTGGATTGTATTTGCTACAAGTATCGACCATGCATTAAAAATCGAACAGATGTTGCAGTACCTTGGTGTAAGCTGTCGGGTAGTACATAGCAAGATGGCAAAAGGCGAACGGGACAGAAATATCCAAGATTGGAAGGATCTTAAGTTCACCGCAATCATTAATATGGGTATCCTCACGACTGGTATAAACCATCCAGCCTTGGATCTTATTGTGATGTTACGTCCAACAATGTCGACTGTATTGTGGGTACAAATGCTTGGTCGAGGGACAAGACCTTTATTTATTAAAGAGGGATACAATCTAACCACAGTCCAGGGCAGGCTTGACTCTATAGCCGCAAGCGCTAAGCAGTATTGTCTTGTGATGGATTTTGCAGGCAATATTAAAAGACTCGGACCAGTCAATGATCCTGTGCTACCCCGTAAGAAAGGTCAAGCAACAGGAGAAGTGCCTGTGAAGATCTGTGACTTGTGCGGTAATTATAACCACATCAGCGCGCGCTACTGCGGAGGGGAACCACGGAAAACCGTAGAGGGTTGCGGAGCTGAATTTACGTTTAGAGTACAGATCAAACAACAAGCGAGTACAGAAGCTGTGATGAAGACAGATATGCCTGTCATTGAAGATTTCAGAGTGTCAACTGTAACATGCTCTATCCACAAGAAACCAAATAAACCAGATAGTGTTAAGGTGACATATTACTGTTTAAACAAAAAGTTTTCTGAGTATTTGCTTATAGAACACGGACCATATTTTAGACAACGTGCAGAAACTTGGTGGAAAAGACGATCACGACTGCCGCTCCCTAGTACATCTCATGAAGCAGTTGAATTAGTACCAACATTCGAGATACCAACGCATATTAGAGTATGGACGAACACAGCTT